TATATATTAAATATAAGTACATAGTATATACTTAGTACATAGCCTAAGTAGCCTACATAGCCTATATAGATTTAGGGTATCAGAGAAAAACAAAGTTGTCAAGTCATTCTTCATCAATGTTACGTTTGCTTACAATGTCATCATCTCCTTCATTGATCAAGCGTACATTGCCAACAGCAGCTATTTCATCACGGACATAACGAAAACAATCATTGCATAAGTCAATGTACTGGTGTGTTCGAACACTACGCCTAGAGGCTTCATAGTCGCTTAAGGCTTCATTGCATGATAAACATCTCATCTTGATTACCTTTCATAGGGTGGTTTGTGATTGACTATCTTATAAACTACGCTTTGGACTGCGCTGTTAAGCTTTGCTACTTTCCTTTGTGATAAACCAGAAGCATAATCTGCACGTATTTTAGAAACTTCCTCATCAGTGTGTTTTTTAGGTCTTGGATTAACCCTTCTTCCTTTCCTTATCATGTCTTGCATATTGTCTATATGAGTGCCTAAAAACAAGTGATTAGGGTTAACACAACCAGGGTTATCGCAATGATGACACACGCAAAGGTTACTTTGTACAGGTTGTCCGTTGTTTTTGTAGTGAGCGTAAGAAAACCTGTGCGAAGAAATAACTTTTTTGTTGGTTTTAATTTGACCATAGCCCCAACTATCTTTAGAAGCTAACCATTCCCAACAATCATCCGGACCTTTCATATCTACTTTCTCACGCCATCGTTCAAAGGCAGTCTTTTTCACTTTAGATCATCCTTCATTGAGTCAATCAACGAAACAAGTCTGTAATACTGAACATGCTCCCTTTCTGCTTCTTTGTCAGCAGCATCAGCATGACCTAATGCAATGGCAAGGTTAGCCTTGATTTGGAGCTCGATTAAGTACAGTAACTCATCTAACATATCTTTAGTCATAGAATACCCTCTAGAATCGATTAAAACAGGCCTAGAAGAGATTATCTAGGCTAAGGTGGACTCCGCAAAGGACGGAAACGTCTCAGGCCTTATTTGACGGCTTTGAATGGCTCTTATTTTATACATGAAACGACTAGCCATTTCTTGCCTAGCTCTAACAAAGTCTTTAAGGTTTCGTCCAAGTTCATCAATTTCGTCATCAGTCCATAAACTCCTTTGCTTTTGAAGTTTAACGTCATAGTAAGATTCTAAGAAAACAAGTCTATCCATCACTGTAAACAGTTTTCTATTACCTAATGCAGTGTTGCATTCATTGCAGCATGTAATCAACGAACATGGTATGTCGTTTTTCCTCCTGTAGTCATGGTCTAAATTGTCCATAGCCGTTAGTGGCGGCACATGATCTAAGACATTAGCAGGGTCGGCGCAGTAAAAACAATAAAAGCCTTCGCTGATAAAGTGTCGTTTATACTTATGCCCGTGTAATTGATTAAGTCTTTTGCGTTCCTTGAGTAGATTTCTTTTGTTCATGACGTGCAGTCTCCATAGCATACATAGTGTTGCTATTTTACCACACTAAACTTACATGATCCTTACATTGTAGTTGACCTACATGAGTGCATCTTCAACGCCTTGTAGAGCCTCTAATCGCTTTGATACTTTAGTCTTAGTGATTAGCTTGGCTTTAACCCAAGTATAGGATGGAAACGGCCATAGCGGATCAGGTGATGCATGACGTATCAAAACCTCACCATCAACACCATGCTTCAACACTTCGCATGGTTTACCATTGAAATAAGTCTTAATCATAGGGTTAGTCCTATAAAGGTCATGAAGGCGAACAATACACCGAAAGCACTACCACCAAGATACAACACAAAGTCACTAGATTGCATGTCTACTCTCCTGATAAGTCTACGATAGGGTTAATCCAAAACTCTTCAGGCTCTAAACGATCAACGAAGTCCTCAGCATCATCTAACGTATCGAACCTATCCAAGTGCTCTAAACCACCTTCTAAGCTTAGATAGTATGTGACTAGATAGCCTACGATTTTCATGCTGTCTCTTCCTCTTCTGATTCTTCTTCATCTTCGTCATCAGTATCAGATGCTAAATGATCAGCAATAGCCCACCAGTCAACATCGGACAAGAATGCTAAAGCATAATCACGTGCAAGACCTTCGTTTGATGTTGCCTCAATTAATTCCTCAGCATATTCCTGACAGGCAGATCTTAATTCTGACATGCAAGTGACAGATCTTCCAGTAAGATCACGTGCTGTCATGCCATCAAACATTTCTAGGTTGATTCTCCAAGTAGCGTAGTTAGTCCAGCCGTTGTAAGTTGATTTGCTCATGATAGATTCTCCGTAGTTGACTTAGCGGAATTGCTTTGTCGATGTGTCCATACTACCTAGCTGATTTCACGTTGTCAATGGCATTTCAGCACTATCCGATGAACGGACAATAATCCAGGATGAACGGTAGTGTTGTTCGAATACAACAGTTTCACGTGGAACACTGCACAGTCTGCACAGTCTGCGAAGTGTCATTGTAGGTATCAATGTAGGGTGCTTCATCGATACATTCTTCCACCTGCACAGCAACCAGCACAGACTGCACAGCCTATGCAGTAACTTACGTTAACTTACACTATCTTGCTGCTATCTTGCAGTATCTCTATTGTATTCTGTATACAGTATACGACATAGGGGGAGGGGTAGAGTTGTGGTGTAGATTGTTGTGGTGCTACCTAGCCACAAAAAAAAGCTAAAAAGTAACTTGATAATGATAATCCATTACTATTAAGAAATCTCTTTAGAATCAATAGGTTATCTATATTGCCTCTGCGGAGCCTAAGACACCATGTTAATGGAGCCCCGCTAAAGCCTTGATTGGTGTGTAGTCTACACTGAATCTGCACTGGTTAAAGCATAGTCTGCACTGACAATAACCCTACAGTAGTAGTCAAGAGTCTTTACAACAATATCAGTTGTATGCTACAATAAGTCCTTCTATGTAGGCTATGAACAAAACATTGTATAAAAACAATTCAGTAATAGACATATAACTAATCGTCATACACTACATTGTAGATACATAAAATTATATACACCCTACAGTCCTGCCTTCCGGCAGAGAAACTATATAGAGGTAGTGATGTCTGAAATTAAAACTGACGATGTACCATCTAATCTTTGTTCGCTACCTTCATCGGTCAGCCAGGATGTTGTGGCAGTCAATGAAGAAAAGAAAGTGCCTGCCAAAAAAAGGAAAAGAGGAAGACCAAAGAAGGAAGAGGTACAGAAGTACATCAAAAGAGCTAAAAGAGGTAGGCCTCCTGGTGAAGCAGCAAGGATTAAAGAACTAACAGCTTCGCTGTTGCTGACACACTCACAGGCCATTATCCGTAAGATTGTTCACAAAGCATTGAATGATGAGGATAAGGATCAGATGGCAGCACTGAAGCTGTGTGTTGATAGGATGTTGCCAGTATCTTATTTTGAAGAAAAAGGTGTTGGAGGAGGCTCTAGAGCCATTACCATCAATATCACTGGAGTGAATGATAATCCAGTAGAAATGATTGAGCATGAACCTGTTGAGGTAGAAACCACGTTGATTGATTACGAAGAAGAAGACGATGGATCTACAAGTTAAGTTACTTCCCTGGCAACAAGATGTCTTTAAAGATCCAGCAAGGTTTAAGATCATCGCTGCTGGTAGACGTACAGGTAAATCTAGGTTAGCAGCTTGGACACTGATCATAGAGGCACTACAGACTGAGAAAGGTCATGTCTGGTATGTAGCACCAACACAGGGTCAAGCTAGAGATATTATGTGGTCTACGCTGTTAGAGCTAGGCCATACAGTCATTAAAGGTAGTCATGTTAACAACATGCAGATTACCTTAGTCAATGGTGCAATGATCTCACTAAAGGGTGCAGATAGACCAGAGACAATGCGTGGTGTCAGCTTAAAGTATCTAGTGATGGACGAATACGCTGACATGAAGCCACAGGTGTTCGAACAGATCTTAAGACCTGCCTTAGCGGATCAGAAGGGTAGAGCAATGTTCATTGGTACGCCAATGGGTAGAAACCACTTCTATGAACTGTATAGGCTAGGTGATAGTGGTAAGGATAAGGATTACAAGGCATGGCACTTCACTAGCTTTGATAATCCATTGTTAGATCCAGCAGAGATTGAAGCTGCTAAAGGTTCAATGTCTAGCTTTGCTTTCAGACAAGAGTTTATGGCTTCGTTTGAAGCATCTCAGAGTGAGATATTTAAGGAAGAATGGATTAAAGTCAGCGACGAGGAACCTGATGAAGGTAACTACTTTATGGCGGTGGATCTATGTGGTTTCTCTGATTCTTCTCAGACGAACAAGTCGAAGAATTCGAAACTGGATGAAACAGCGATAGCCATTGTTAAGGTTAACACCAAAGGTTGGTGGGTTGCTGACATACTGCATGGTAGGTGGGATGTCCGAGAGACAGCAGTACGTATATTAAAGGCTGCAAAGGATTACAGAGTTAGTTGTGTTGGGATAGAGAAAGGTGCGCTGAAGAATGCAGTGATGCCTTATATGCACGATCTAATGCGTAGGAATGGTTTTTATCCTAGGATTGAAGAACTAACGCATGGTAATAAGAAGAAAGCAGATAGGATTGTTTGGTCACTACAAGGTCGATTTGAGCATGGTAGGATTGTTTTAAATGAAGGTGACTGGAATTATCAGTTCTTAGACCAACTGATGCAGTTCCCAGACACTAAGACACATGATGATTTGATTGATGCACTTAGCTACATTGATCAAATACAAACTGCAAACTGGAATCAAAACCTTGATGAAGAAGAGTTTGAAGTATTGGACCAAGTAGCAGGCTATTAGGATAACCAAACATGAAATTTGAATCCGAAATCACTCCTCAGAATGCTCTAGTAGCATTTGTGATGGATCGATGCAACAACTGGAGGGACCACAGAGATGAGAATTACCTCCCAAGATGGGAAGAGTATGAACGTCTTTGGCGTGGAATCTGGGCTGATGAAGATAAAACCAGACAGTCTGAGCGTTCAAAGATCATTTCCCCTGCCCTACAGCAAGCAGTAGACAACAAACAAGCTGATCTTGAAGAAGCTGTGTTCGCTAAAGGACAGTTCTTCGACATCAGTGATGACGTTGCTGACCAGGATAAACAAGACATTGAGATCTTACGTACTCGTTTGTCTGAAGATTTTAAGAAAGACAAGATCAGAAAAGCTATTGGTAATGCAATGACCTTAGCTGAGATCTACGGTACAGGTATCGGTGAACTGATTGTTAAGCAAAAGAAAGAATTAGCACCAGCTACACAGCCTTCAGCGAATCCTGGATTGTCTATGATTGGTGTACAGGCTAATAATCGTATCGCTGTACAGCTAAAACCCATCAATCCTAAGAACTTTCTCATTGACCCTAACGCAACAACCATTGAAGATGCAATGGGATGTGCTATTGAAGAGTATGTAGGTCGTCATGTTGTTGTTCGTGGTATGGAAGACGGTGTTTACAAAGCAGTTGCCTTAGGCGATGCTGCTGTAGATACGGATTTAGAGCCTGATCAGGACTTAACTTACTACCAGAATGATAAGATTTTACTCTTAAGATACTATGGTCTTGTACCTCGTAAGCTTTTAGACAATCCTGATGACATGGAGTACGAGAATGATGAGCTGTACTCCGATATGGTGGAAGCTTTAGTAGTTATTGCTAACGGAGAAGCTCTTCTAAAGGCTGAAGAGAACCCGTTTATGATGCAAGATCGTCCTATTGTGGCTTATCAGGCAGACACTATCCCTGGTAGGTTCTGGGGAAGAGGTACAGCAGAGAAAGCATACAACATGCAAAAGGCTGTTGATGCTCAAATTAGGAGTCATGTAGACTCTTTAGGGCTTACAACAGCTCCTATGATGGCTGTAGACGCTACAAGACTG